TCTTTAATGCTTCTAGGCCAGGTATCTCGCCCAGCATCTGGAAAGTCTTCTCAACATCGGCATCATACCATCCTGCGCCGGAGTTTGCTTGCGTCATCTGTTCGTCGATGTCGGCGGCAATGATTCGTGCAGCTGTTAACTGGTCCTCTGGCACTGTCGGGTCTAGCTTTCTGCCATGTACGTTGAGGTGGTCCTCATCAAATGTTTTTGCCAGGTCGTCGATTTTAACGCGACTCTGGACAGCCTTTGGCTTTTTGCCAGATCGCTCCGCCTCTAGCAGAGCCATCTCTTTCTCCAGGGCAATTCGCTTATCTGCAACTCCACGCGCCATTGGTGTTAGGCGGTGGTCAATATCTGTCAATACAACAGCAACTTCCGGAACCGGCGGGACATCATCGACGGCCAGCTGCCGAGCTCCCATCTCTTCCAGTCTATCCTGGAGGGGCAGGTAAGCGCTTTCGTCCGGCACTAAATCAGCTGCACGGCCTATCCTTCTGGTGTCTACTGCGCCTTTCACTCCTTGCTTGACCATGCTGGCCGCTTTGCCAATAGGCAGAACCTCGCCAACAGTTAGCACATTGCCTAAAGCAAACTGAGTCTCAGGGTCGAGCTCGTTGTACTTCTCAAGCCCGTAGTCAACCATGCCAGGTATCGGGCCCAGGCTGTCCTTGTTTTCGCTGTATGCTTCCATCCCAGCCGTAACGCCCTGGGTCATAAGATCCATGGCGCCCTTGTTGATGGCCTGGCCACCGGCGGTCCGGGGATTGTAGTTAAAGGCTTTATTGTAAGCTGCGTTGTTCGCCTCAAGCTCCTCCATCGTATGGTCGGTGAAGTATTGCTCGCCTAGAGAAATAGCTGACGCGCCGATGGGGCCGAACATTCCAGAGACTGTGTCGGTGATTACGTCACCAATAACATTAGGTATTGAGCTGGATGGCTGGTATGGCTGGCTGATCTCTGCTACCGGCTCGTCCGAGCCTTGAGCAAATCTCTGCAGCGGTGAACGGCCTCGTTGGAATGCATTGCCTCTCAAAATAGTGTACTCCTAAGCTGCGTAAGGGTTAGTCCTAGCCGTTCTCTCGACTTTGCGCTCGTCGGGATCTTTTGCCTGTGGCAACTCAAACCAGCGATCATTCTTAAAATATATGATGGCCTGCGTGAAAGTATCAACGTAGTCATCGTGCGGCGCAACAGGAAACTTCGACAATTGCTTGACGAAATCATGCGCCCAGGTCACAAAGTGGCCTGGATTCTTCTTAGACTCAGGTATCCACACCATGCCGAGCTCCAGTGTTGGGGCTGCCTGGTGGGCCCGGCTAACCTTGTCAGCGTTACCCGGATTGTAGCCGATAGCCGGGACATTGGCCAATCTTAGATCCTGGAGCAGAGATTGTCCAGACGCTTTGGCCTCGACCAAGATTCTGTCAGGTCGTCGCGGCCTAGAGAACTCGCTCTCTTTGCTCATGCCGCCGTACTCTGTAGCCCAGTCCTTGATCGCCCTGGCGCGCAGATCCGGGTAGCTTAGGTGCTCATCCCAGGCGTCGATCAGCATGACGTTGCGCTTTCCATCGTGAGTGAACACGGCCCACACGCTGCACGCTGTTGGGTCGCCGGTCGTCTTCTCAGTGAACGCGCAGTCATAGCTCTGCAGGATATACTCAAACGGCGGCAGGCCACGCTTGTGCGGCCACATCTCGATGTAGTCAGTCTTGAGTATACCGCCCTCAGATGGGTTCGGATCTTGCTGCAGCTGACCCGCCGTGCCGTAAACACCGAGCAGGCGCTTCAAATCTTTAACCTCATCCTCACCAAAACGCTCAGGACATATCAGCTCGCCCTTCTTGGTGCGAGGATCATACTGGCCCAGGCTAGTCTTGCGGCGCTTGCCGTCCCACTCTGCCGGGATCATCAGATGCTCCCACCCGCCAATATCTTCTAGAATGTGGCCACTGATGTCTCTTTCATGCAAACGCTGCATGACGGTCACCATTGCATCCTTCTTGGGGTCGTTTAGTCGTGTGGACCACACCTGGTCGAACCATTCGAGCGATGACTCCCGGATTGCATCAGATTGCGCCTCCTGGGCAGCGTGCGGATCGTCGAGCAGTAGCCGGGAGCCACCCTCACCAGTTGCAGTACCACCAACCGATGTTGCGATGCGATACCCGGTAGCAGAGTTCTCAAAGCGTTGCTTTGCGTTCTGGTCGCCGGATAGCTTGAACATGTGACCCCACCGCTCTTGATACCAGGGCGATTGAATCAGTCGTCGAGCTTTTAGGTTGTCACGGATCGAGAGAGCACCAGAATAAGATGCGCACAGAAACTTCTGTGCCGGGTCAGTCAGCCACTCCCACATCGGCCAGATTACTGAGACGATTGTGGATTTTGAATGCCTGGGGGGAATATTGATCAGTAGTTTGCGAATATCACCAGAGCTGATGGCCTCCAAGTGCTCGCAGATCTCTTGGATGTGCCAGGACTCAACAAAAGGAACACCAGGTTCAACAACGTGCCAAGACTGGCGAACGAATGCGTACAGTGATGCCGAGGCGAGTCGCCTGTCTCTTTCGTACTGGATGGCCTCGGCTACAAGAGCTGGCGACATCGAGTTCATTTTACGTCAGCTTCTTTAGATCCTTTGGACATAAGGTAGTCCATATTGTCGAGCTCTTCGTCCGTCAGGTTCTTGAGGTCGAGAGCTGTGATTGTGAGAGGGCCACCATTTGCACCAGTGACTTCTTGTGTTGTTTTGTCGCCATAGACTTTTGGCATCATCTTGGAGAGCAGCCATTTTCTACTGTCCACCATCAAGCGTTGATGTTGCACTGCAGCAGAGTCATAACGAGCTATGCCGTGCTGGTCAACAATTGACACCGGCTCGGTGTCGGAAATCTGTAGCACTTCTTCAGCAATTGCGTGTATCATTGCCTCGCGCGCGCCCGCGTACTGGTCGGCAAGCTTGCCTTCCGGCTTCACCCATCCGAGAAACGTACTCTTAGGAACACCAACCTTGAAGCAAGACTTTCCACAAGGAAGTCCTGTCTCCATGAGAGCGAATACTTTTTCGCTGATCTTATTCTTTTCTGCATCTTTGTAGCGCATCACAATCGTCTCCGTTAGCCAGTCGATTTATTCAAGCGAATATTATATCACTTTAATTATGATCTTAACCATAGGCCAAGAAACTTGGGTTAGTACTTAGGTACAAGGGTACAACCCCTAAAGGGTTGTTGTACCTTTATGTACCTTTTTAGTACACTTTTGACGGTAAAAGGTACAAGGTACAAAATAGGTACAATGTACCTTCTTGTACCTTTATTGAGAGCCATTATTTACCCTTCCTGAGCATAAAAGCAGAGGCCATAATGAGGTCTAAAATGACATATCCATGCTCATGTTTGGCGATTATTTCGCCGTTTATTAGCACACATATAGGACCATTATCGTAGCTTGGCTTCATGTAATTGTTGATGGCTGAGTCCTTTAATCCATCATTTCTTAGCATTTCTTTGAAGGCTGAGGTGCTAATATAAGGCACGTTTGAGTCTTTAAATGGGCGAATTTCTGCACCACCTGACCACCAGGCACGTTCAATAAGCTTCTTATTCTTCTCTATTTTGGAGTCTTTTTTGACCTTTTGGACGCGCTCTTCGTCATCAAATACTGCGACACAGGTGCTGACTTGCTCGCCAAATTTGCTGATTCCCATCTCCACAACGGCCAACTTAAAGGGTATTTCAACGCCCTTTGAGGGCAGTTCTCGTTGCTTGGTTATGGTCGCTGTGCGCTGTAGATTCTCCTCTACCACGTAGATTTCAGTGTCTATATGGGCTCTGATTGTTGAGCTACCACGAGCACCTCTGGACGCATCTTTACCACTGTGGTGGATGATTAAAAAGGCAGTATTAGCCTCGTAAATAACCGAGTCTATGCGCTGTAAAATGGGCACCATATCCTCGCCAGAGTTCTCGTTTGCACCTGCTGTCATGCGAGCTAATGTGTCACCAATAACGAGGTTAACCTTGACGCCTGTGTCGGCTTCAACCTGCTTAATGAGGGCAATAACTTCGATGGCATGCTGGTCGCTGGTAAAGAAATTGATGGGGATTTGGACGATGAAAAGGTTCTTCATTTGGCAGTTATGGTAGTCTTTTATGGCTTGAACCCGGCTGATGACACTTGCTGGACTCTCTGTTGCCAGGTATATTACCGCGCCTTGTTCTACTTTCTTTCCCATAAAATTCACGCCTTCACAGATAGAATGGGCCATTGACAAAGCGTAAAAGGTCTTGCCTGAGTTACTGTCACCGAACAAAAGCGACTGCGACTTACGCACAATCATGTCCTGGATTAGCTCGTCCGGGGCGTTGTATTCCTCTGGCAGAGAGTCGCCGCTGACCACTCGAAGTGTGTCGTAGATGCTGCTGGAGGGTGGCAAAAGTAGATCCAGTAAGTCTTGTTCGCTGGTCTCCTTGGCGTAGTCGTTAGCGTCACCATTGATGGGCGGCATGATCACTTTAGCGCCGTATTTGTCAGCCGCCATATCTGCATATTTCTTCCCCACGCCGTGATCGTCGTTGTCTGCCACGACAATTATTTCTTGGCCAGCACCGTATTTTTGACGCATGACTTCAGTGACTGCGGGCAGGTTACTGGCGCTGTAGGCTACAACACATGGCCTGCCTGTGGTTTCGGTAATGGTTGCCGCCGTAGCAAAGCCTTCAGCAATAAAGAGCGGTCCATCCTCGTCCATAGTGCCCAGGGTC